TTTTATTTTTTACGCCGCTGAATTTTTTTGCCGGAGCGCCATCACGTATATTAAATCGCTTCTTAGCCCAGTCCATCGCATCAACTAGGCTGAGACCCATTGCAAACTGGATTAGGTCGAGCATATCTCCGCCCTCACCTGTCGCAAAATCCATGTACTTTCCGGCCTGTTCTCCGTGTAAGTACACCGACATTGATCTGCCCTTCTCGCCACTGATCGAGCCAACCTTGTAACATCCAGATTCAATCTTTCCGTCTGGGTAAAGCTCTTGACAGATTCCGGAGGCATGATCACCGAGCTTTTTAGATAGATCGCGGATGTCCATCATTTGACGGCTCCGAGCAAATCATCTCGTCTTGCAAGATTCTTAAATTGCTTTAAAGCATCCCACGTAGGGTCTCCAATTCTCTGCCACTCGCGGCTTATAGCAAAACTGACAACTGAAGGGATGTCGAATCCAGCCTTAACCATCAATTCAAAATCTTTAGTTTGTCGAGTTATAGTTGACTTAGCCGGCTGTCTACCTGAATTGCCTTTACGCTTGTATTCCCACCAATCATCCCAAGCTAATTTGTTTATCCCGTCGGGTTTTTGAAGTAGCGGCTTTCTTTCTTCTAGTATTTCTTTATCTATCTTTATACTTAGGTCTTGATTATCCACATCTGGCTTATCCACTTCTGGAAATCGACTATCTGGTGTAGTGGTTTCGTCATATACCTCCCAGTCCCAACCATCAAGCTGTCCAAGATCATTTCTTTTGATTTCTCTCTTCAGGTATCCAGATGCCTCAAGCTCTTTACAGATCTTAGTCACTTTGTTTGTAGTAACCCTAAAAACAGTGGCTAATTGCTTGTTAGTAACCTTCCAATCTTGTCGGTGAGACAGTAAATAAACCAGAACGCCGAGACTTTCTGGGCTTAATAGATCGGATCTTCGTTTTGAAGCTGAGTTAGATCCCCTAATTAGAAGATTAGGGATAGTAGTGAAGTTTTCGTTAGGGTAAGATGCGCGTCGAAAGATCATGTAGATATATCCGTATGTTTGTTTCTATTAGATGTGCATAACTTGAATTACAAGTGTAAAACTTATCTCTTCAGATAGCTATATCTAATTTTGTACAGGCATTTTTGGCTTCGAGAGTAGAAATAATTATTTCAATCATTAAATATTTTTTTGACAGTGGTTAAATGGTGAGCTATATTTAGAATTCACTCAACCTATTAATCAAAGGAAAAGCAGGACAAAGGGGTACAACACATGGAAAAGATGACTAAAGAACAGAGGGCTTTGATTGTTAATGAAGCTCTTGATAAAGCCGGAATTCAAAATTGGGGCCGCGCTGGAATTATTAAACGCTCTATGGGTTGCTCCCCCGCAACAGCTAGCGGATGGTTAAGCGGCACTCTGCCCAAAGATGCCCATCAACTTGTTAAGTTTTCAAACACCTACGGTCTAAATGTAGACCTGTGGGTTAATGGCGAATCAAAAGCCGGTGGTGGAATCACCGTTTCTGAAAAAAAAGCAGAAACTATGTGTTCTAAGCTTAGAGAATTTGAATCAGATACGAATAGACAGCTTAGTGCCGAGCAGTTCGGCAAGCTATTTGTGCTACTTTGTCACTCGGAAGAAAAAGCTAATTTCTTGCTTGAGCACGGCGCGATCCTTAACCCTACAGGCTAAAACGCTCTGTTGTATATCTGCGATCTATGGGCTTCATGCCTATCTGGTTGTTCATCTTTAATCTTTTTATGTAAATCTCCTTCTCACGGTGTTAAATCTTAATTCATAATTTAATTTAGAAAACTCTTTACATAAGTGCATATAGTCGTGTACCTTCGATAATCCAATAACGATTAATGATGTGAAAACATAAAGAGGGATAAAAGTGAATACAAGAATGGAAACGTATTATTACGAGCTTGTCTCGCACACTGGGAGGCTGTTAACAAATCAGATGATATGGTGGTCGGATATAACAGATCGAGAAGGGGCAATGTCTAATGCCAATTAAGATTGAATACCTCACAACCCCATCAAAAATCAATGTTGACCCGCCCTCTGGGAGCACCCTAGGCTATCAGCGGAGACCTTCTCTTCAGTCAGCAACAGTTTCTCGTCTTGCAAAATATAGAGCGCCAGAAGATCTGGCCGAGCTATATAAGGCGTTCAAGAAATGGGAATTAGCTAAGTACCCCCCAACCGGTGTAAAAATTAAACCCAAGGGAGTAATTCGCATAAAGTAGTATACTTCACCGTATAATTTACACCTCCAGTGTTGAATTTACATATTCAATTCGATATAGTGTATTCATAGTTAATTAATGGATGCGCTACATGGAACTGCTTACTAGATCACAAATCTGGAATACCCTCTCACAAATTAATGTCACTGAATTCTGTACTGAAACAGAAATCAGTGATGACAAAACCATCCGTTATCTCCCCCTAATGAAAGCCCACGAAATTATGATGGGTGCTTTCCCTGAGTACTCTTGGGAATTTAGCGAAGATCCTCAAGGCAGAGAAGTACATTACTTCGATGACGGTTCGGCTGAAGTCAGATGCCGGATGACCATCGGCACTCACACAAACATTACTTACCTTCCTGTGCATTATCTTGGTGACGCAGTTAAAGCGCCCAACTCCATGCAAATTCATGTTGCAAAGCAACGTGCCAGAGTTAAAGCGCTTGGGGAGTTTGGTTTAGGATATAAAATGTGGATGGTCTCGCCGGCACCTAAGATGCGTGAGGACGTTGTTGCTGAGAAGTCAGTTGAGGTTGCTGACATTGTCTCTCAAGTCGAGGCTCTATGGGTCACTACAAAGATTACTCAATCGACTAACAAGTCCGCCGGAATGAAAATTTATCGGCGCTACTTGAGTGGTCTGGATAATCGAGGCTGGGATGATCACGACGAGCACCGATGGGAAAACCTTTGTAAGGCTAAGGGTTGGAGTGCTAGCAAGTGAAAGCCTATCTAGCTGTAGCAAAAAACAAGCATTGGGTGCAGATCGTTACTGCGAAAAATAGCGAGGATCTGTTCTGGGCTATCGATGAGTTTTCCGACCCTTACAGCTTTGTTTTTAAGTGCATCAATCAAATTCCCGTCAGTGTTGAAATTCCTTTGAAGTCGAGAAAGGAAGATGAAGGCACCTTTGTATTCAACTGCTATTCGGTGCCAAAAACTAGAGATGTACAGCTTGGCGCTTATCTCATTCACGAATTAGATGATGTATGCACTGGCATCCCACCGATAGGCTGGAAAGGTTTTGTGAGTCAAGGTGTGGCACAGCCCTACTTAAAGGCGCTGGGCATATGAGTTTAGCTATCCAAGGCAGTCCTGAATGGCATGCCGCCAGAGCTGGAAAGATTAAAGGATCTGTGTGTGCCGCGTATGAAGGCAAGCACAAATACATGAAACCGGCGGATTTGGTCAGGCAAGAAGTAAGAGCTTTAGCAGGTGCGCCCAGTGAATTTACTATGGTTCCGGCAGTCGCGCATGGTTCTAACATGGAAGAACATGCTCGCGTCTTCCTTGAGAAGCTTCAGGGTTACACTGTTGAAGAGACTGGACTTGTTGTTCATCCTAAGTATGACTTTCTCGCCGCTAGCCCTGATGGCTTGGTGGGCCTTGAGGGTTGTTGCGAGTTCAAGTGTCCGTATCCCAAATACACCAAGACCCCCTACTCTGTTTACGACAAGCCAATGTATCTGATGCAAGTCTATATGCAAATGGAAGTTCTGGATGTCGATTGGTGTGACTTTTTGTGCTATCTAGCGACCTCTCCTACCTCGGAACCTCAGTACATTCTTGAGAGGGTAGAGCGCAAAGAAGACTTCCTAAGTGAGCTGTTATCGCGTAAGTACCTACCCCAAGCAGATAAGGGGACGATCTCTAGACTCGATCTTTATCATGCGTGGCATCGTCATATTCAAGCACAGTACGATCACGAAGAGACTCGGTTAGAGCATTGTGCTCCCTTGAAGAAAGATGACTTCGATACCGTGACTAACGATGAAGACCTTAACAACTTATCAAAAGTTCAGGGAAGAATCCTAATGATTAAAGGCCGCATATCGGAGGAGCTTAAAGCTCTCGATGTGCTTGGTAAGTCATCGGATGACCTTAAAAAAATAATCGGGGAAAAATACGAATCCTCTGTGAGCAATGGTCAGACCCTTATAAAAATTATTACAAAGAATCCGCCAATTGACTACAAGGGAGCCTTTGAGTTCTTGGGTGGTGAAGAGGCAGTGTTAGAAAAAGACGAGAAAATGGAATCGTTTCGGCGAACCACTGGCTCTAAACAAATTTCAATCAGGCATGGAGATGGTATATGAGTAATTTTGACGTACAGGCTGGCAATGGTCGGCTCTATCGGTTAAGCGAAGACAAAAAGGCAAAAGAGTTAGCGCGTCTTAAGGATCTTCGCGAAAATAAAGGTCAGGCGTGGGCAAAGGATGATGTATGCCACGACTACGATGGTTTTTTGCAAATCGGGCAGAACTATATTAACTGGCTTCAAGAAGGCTTAAATCAAGCTGGTACTGAGCTGATGAGAATGAACTGGAAAGCCAAACTTAATAAAGATAGTGGGACTCCAGTGCTTCAGATAAGTGGGGCTTGGATCGGAAACGGCATGATGGATCTGAAACAGTTCACTGATTCTGGTGGTGGCACTTCAGCTCCTAGCTCAACTTCAGCACCTCAGAAGACTGCGGCACCGGTCGAAGACTTTCTCGACGATGACCTTCCATTTTAGGAGTAAAAAATGGCTTTGCGACTTACAAGAAGCGTTGACTCTATCCTTTACGGCGGTGAGCACCTGAACCCAGATAACCTTGAGGGGTCTTTTGACCACCGTCTGTGGGTGAGGAGAGTTCGTGATCATCGTGGAAAGCAAGATGCTTTAGTTAACGTGACCTCTAAAGACGGTGTCAGTGAGCATATATTGCTGACCGGTGATGAAGGTATCTGGCTCGGCCACGACATTAACGTCTCGATGGTGGGTGTTCAAAACTTTTTTATGAAAGCAAAACAATACTGCGAGGCTTGTGGGCGCGGTGATGTAGTAAATGAAAAGATGGTTCCCCAAGCGCAACTTGCGGTAAATGCTCCGCGTAAATACGAAATAATCCGCCATGATGCGAGGAAAAAGAAATGAGTGAACAAGACAAGCCACAACTGATCAACATCGATAACTTGACTTACAACATCGCGGACTTGTCCGACACCTGTAAGGAGATGCTGGGTGACACCCAGACTGCTAATCAAGGCATTCAACTGCTCGCTTCACTCCTTAATAACGCTAAAGCTGGATCAGATGCCAAGTTTAAAGAAGCGTGTAAGCTTTTGCCTGATCCCGTTGAGTCCGAAGAGCTGACTGGCGAACTAGCTGATAAAGCTCACTAAGATCCCCGAAGCCTAAGGCATCTCCTCCTCGATGTCTTTTTTTGCAAGCTTGGTTCACTTGCGGCTACAACGAACCACCTAAAAATCACACGGAGAAGATAATGAGCATTAAAATTGATAAAGGAATTCCATTAACCCCCATCGTTAATCAAAGTGATAAATATGCTTGGGTCGATAAGATAGAAAATGGGGACTCGGTTGTTTTTGCGACACAATCGGAGGCCATTGCGGCTGTTAGCGCAATCACACAGCGGAACAAATCACACTCTCGTATGTTTGAAGATGATATTAGATGTGCGCGACGAACCCTTCCAACCGGCGAAAACCGTGTGTGGTTTTTTATAGAGGAGCGTACTTTTTGACTTCTTATAACGCCTCACGCGAATCTGTATCTGAACTACTTAAGGCTGAAAAAGGCCATAATATACCGTGGTCAAAAACCCTTCAAACCATTGATGGTGAGCGTATCTGTGTGGTTAATTTGGATATAGGTCTCAGTCCAGATTACCCTGTTCTCTGTCTTGTTGATTACGGCTCTGAGATCGGATTCGATATTTATACCGAGCACGGCGAGTACGATATTGGAGTGCCTAGTGGTAACTCCTTAATACCGATACAAAAATAACACAATTGCCTTTTAGCGTTTTCGTTTCTATACTAACGAAGCTTCTGGGCAGAAAGTCAAACAAGGAGATTGATTATGACTTTTCAAGAAGTAGCAAGATTGTACCTAAGAACGCCCACTAAAAAACTTAAGCGGCGAAAAAGTGCCACTGCACAACACTGCTTAAATTGGATGGGGCATAAGCTACCTTCAGGATTGAGAGATCCAGTAACAAGAAAGGTATACCGGTACAGCAAGTTTCACCATGATAAGAACCCACACTTGAAAATAGTGATGGATAAGACCTCAGGTAGGTTCCATAACAAAGACATAGGGACGCTCATCTCCAACGATGTGACTGAGATGGAAGATTCTTTAATGTTCGAGAAAGGAATGTCTTCATCCGGTGTTAATAACTATGTCAAATACCTTAGGGCGGTGTGCAACTACGCTAAGAGTAAACGTAGCGTCAAGTTTCTAGACTTCCCAGAGTTTGAGGTAGTGGAGCCAGATGGTCGCGAGGAGTCGCTTACACCGAAGCAAGCAAGGGATTTGATACAGCACCTTGATCCCCTTCGTGCTGATATGGTTGAGATGTCTTTAGCCACGGGTCAGAGGAATGGCAATATTACATTGATGCGCTGGGACTGGATTCACCCTAAGCATACCAATGTTTCGGTTCCTGCACTCTCGACCAAGAATGGTGAGCGGTTGATGTTAGTGTTAAATAAGGATGCCAAAAGGATTCTTGCGAAGCGTTTGGAGATTCAGTCGAGAGTTAGAGATGAACACCCTTCTTTCTCAACGGAGTATGTTTTTGCTCAGATTGATCCTAAAGGCAAATCTTTTGGTAAACCTTTCGCCAGAACATCGGTGACCAATAAGACTTGGAAACAGGCATGTGCAAAGGCAGGGTTGCCGAGCACTACGCGATTTCACACGTTACGACATACGTTTGCGAGTTGGCATTCAGGTG